TAAATCTAAGAAAATTAGATAAATTGTTAGAATAACAACGCTTTCACTAACATGCAAGGTGCCCATGTCGCTTACATGCTCACGGAACTGTGTTCCGATTTTGTAGTGTGTTGCTATCCTTTCTCTCGTCTTACTCGCTCTTCTTCTCCTTCTCCTCTTCACGCTGTGGTTCTTCTTCTTTCTTCAATTGTCGTGTACTAGGTTTCAATATAGTCCACAACGCATTACTTATGAATTGGAACCCATCTTCTATGCCTACATTATCAACCGTTCCAAAGTTCTGTGATAGGTCCAAAATTTGATACACCTTAGTTCCTACATCTTTTATCAATGGAAATATCGTATCCATTGTATTGTTTATAATTGTTCTGATATTGTCTCCATCCTTATAGCTAATTCCTTGTCCTGGATTTAAATTGAATATATAATTTGGATCTGGTGTGTTCATTGTTGCTGTGTATTCTATACTATTAGGTTCCTTGTAAACCCTTAAACTTGATAGATTAGACGGTACTGTAGGTTGGTTCTCTAATACCCATATATTTGTTATAGTTTCACTATCTACTGGTGTACCATTATAGTAGTAGTGATAGACAGGATTATTATTATTATTATCATATTCTACGTCTAATCTAGCTCCTATAGGAATTTCAACACCATTGATTGTTGTTATCTTCTTACATAGATACAATGATGCATTTAACAAATATGTTCTTTTATTTTGTCTAGTTGTCAATTGTGTATTTTGATATGTTATGCCAGAACCTATAGGATTTTTAAACACATATGTATATCTGACATAAAAGTAACCCGGTACAATTGCATTCCCATTACTGTTTTGACATGCTATTGCTAAGGCTATAAATATAAATGGGTTTGACTCTTGATCTATAGCCCCTCCTGTCCTGTATAAATTATACTGTAAATTTGTTTTCATTCTAACTATAGAAGTAGCTTGTCTATAGCATTGTGTTAGCATGCCACCATTTGATGTCTTCAATGTTTGTTGTAAGTTGTTTTCTGTTGGTATTGTGTTCCACAAGGTCCCTCCTATTACATTTCCTTGTTGTGTTACTGCACATTGTGGAATATATATGACATCGAATTGGATAGGTCTATAATTTTGATATCCTGCTGCAATTTGACTGACTCTTGTTCCTATCCAGTATGCCGGGTTAGCTGGTATAATTGTTATAACATTTGAACCTGTAGCATTTACTAAATTATCAGGTATTGCGTATACCAGATCACATCCTGATACAGTAGCTGATGTTCCTGTTATTCTTCGTTGTATAAATAGCTTTGGCACTGAAGCTGTTTGTGCTACAGGCATTCTAAATCTCCTTATCTGTCTGTTTGTTCTTCTTGGTCTTCTGTTCATTATAGGTATCTTCTTTTTCTTCTTGTTATTGTTTTTCTTATTGTTGTTGTTGTTGTTGTTCTTATTGTTGTTAGTTGACATTTTATTCGGTCTCCAAGGACTGCGCTGGCAGTCAACATTATAAATAAATATAAATATGAATATAAATATAACTATATATATGTGACAATCGTTAGACAAATGTATTAACATGTAGCCCTTACCGGCTGTTAACGGGCAGTGATACTACATGCAATTCAACGAGATGAATAACTCTCCCCGCTTGGTTCGGCGCATAGATTTTTAACCCCTGATTGCTCAGCAGGAACCTATGAGAGTCAAGTCCGGGTCGTCACTATTCTTTATATCTTCACTTCTTACTTAGTATGTACTATTAATCTCTCTATTTAAATATATAATGTCATGTTGATCTACGTCAACATGAGATTGCTCTAGCTTTTGCCAATCCCACCATGTTATGCCATCTGGTTTTCTTTTCTTATCCTTTAGTGGTGAGATGTTATATAATACTGAATCTTTATTTTTGCTTTCATCTACACATGCCTTAAATCTTCTTAAAGTTTGTCTATTTTTCTTTGTAAGTAACCTCTTCTTTAGACAATTTTGTATAACAGCATGTGTCATATTCACTTCTTTAGCAATTTGTTTTGCTTTTTCTATATATAAATTAGCTTGTTTATCAAATATATCAATTCCTCCATATGTTATTCTCAATGATTCTGCTTGATCTAGTAAATAACCTATAGTTTCAATAGGTTTCATATTTTTAGTTTTACGTGAATATCTAGAGAGATCAAAGAATTTCTCAGGATTTCTTACTAATACTATCTCTTTTTCATTTTTATAAAATGCTCTTAAAGACAGGTAATCTAGACTAGTTATATCTCCCACTTTTAAAAATTTTAAAACTTGTCCTAGTCCATACTCTCTATCATCATAATTACCTGCCAAATCTGACAATTTTGCTGCTTTCATAAAGTAAGCATAATACATTGAATCTAAAGTAGACTTTGGATATTTGTTTCTGTAGAATACTATGAAGTCATCTCCTTTGCAATAACATTTATAGTCTACTCCATATACCAAACCATTTTTATCATTTACATATCTTATATACATTGCTGTTCTTATTGTATTCATCAGTGTTGTGTCTGATGCTCCTGAGAAAACAGTTCCCAATATATCTATCTCCATAAGTTGCACATCTTGATTGTTTTTCTTATAATCAATTGAAATTGTATTTATATGTTTTTGCGAAATTTTAAGGAACTGCTGTTTTGATACGTGGTATACTTTGTCTGCAACTCTTTTATATATATATCTATCTATAGCTTTGTTTATAACATTTTGACTACCATCGTATCCTGACATATCACCTTGTACTATGTAGCAGAAACCATCTTTTAAATTGTTGTTAAATTCATGTGCTAATTTATTGTTACTTTCTCCTTTACAATAACCACGTAATTTTTCACCACAAATTTCCTCTAATTTAAGGGTTACTGGCCCCATGACATACTTATTTATTTTAGGTGTCATACATATCATACGTGGCTTTCCATCTTTCTTTTGCAATTCTATTTTAACTAATGAATGGAACCTTGGGTCTGTTAATTTCTTTATCCTTGTTGTTGGTATATTTATGACCTCTGGATTGGAATTAAGTATGTCATTTAAATCTTTCATATCATTATACTTTGCTGTATCTAATTTATTCATCCAATCCTCAAAACTATACCCAAAGTGATTTAATTCTTCTCCTATATCTTCTTCTATCAATTTAAATGAATGCATTAAAAAGTCACTCATTATTTTCTGATCTGGATAAGGCACTTTCCTTATCTGTCGCTTTGTAGCTGCGACTGTTGTGTGAGCACATGTACAATAAACCATAGCCTCATCCTCATATATATCACCTAATATCTGCTCATAAAGATACTTGCCATGATCGCAATCACACTTTACGTCATGTATTTTAATATTGTCCAAAAACTCATTAGGTGAACATTCTCCATTCATTTCTTGATACTGTTTGTACATCATTTTCAAGTTTCTGTCTACAAATCTAATGACTACGGGTTGTGCCTCGTAGTGGTCGCCTAAAATTTGATACCTATATGGGGTATCTTTTGTAACTGGTACAGAAGCATGTAGTTCTATGTTTTCTCCTTCATATGTTCCTTGATAGAGCTTCTTACCAGCGCTGGTCCTGGAGACCGCATTTAAAAATCCTTAACTTCTT